AACGCGGGCAATCGTTGTAAAACAAACCCGCACCTTATTTTATATTATGGAGACAATATGTCTATTGATGCTAAACAAAATGAAGTGCTCTGGGTTGAGCGCTATCGGCCGCAACTTATCGCGGATACTATACTTCCTGAAAAAACTAAATCTATGTTCACAAAGTTTGTTACGGATAACAGCGTACCAAACTTATTGCTAACTGGCGGCCCAGGCGTTGGCAAAACTACAATTGCGAAAGCAATGCTCGAAGAACTCGGCTGTGATTATATTGTAAAGAACGGCTCTTTGAATGTTAACATCGATACTCTTCGTTATGATATATCAACATATGCCTCTGCTGTATCGCTACAAGGTGGTCGCAAATATGTAATCTTTGACGAAGCTGATTACCTTAATGCTGCAAATGTTCAACCAGCTTTGCGTAATTTTATTGAAGAATATTCTTCAAACTGTGGCTTTATTTTTACTTGTAACTTTAAGAATAGAATTATTCAGCCATTACGTTCTCGGTTGTCTGAAGTTGACTTTACAATTGAAACATCTGACCGTCCTAAACTTGCAATGCAGTTTATGAAACGAGTTACGCAAATCCTCGAACAAGAACAAGTAGAATATGACCAATCTGTTGTTGCAAAGGTTATTCAAAAACACTTCCCTGATTTCCGTCGTGTACTAACTGAACTGCAATCCTACTCAGCATCAGGTAAAATTGACGAAGGTATCTTTATCAATTTGAAGCAAGAGTCCATGGATGAATTGTTTCGTTTGTTAAAAGCTAAAGACTTTACTAATATGCGTAAATGGGTTGCAAAGAATAGCGATCAAGATATGAATGAAATGTTCCGTCGCATTTATGATATGGGATCTGATAAAGTTTTAATGAAATCATTACCTGGGTTTGTTGTAACTCTGGCAGATTATATGTATAAGGCAAACTTTGTTGCAGATCTTGAAGTCAATATGGTTGCATTCTTAACTGAAGTAATGATTGAAGCCGAATATAAATGAGTGAATGGATAAAAAAACTAATAGGTGTCCACACTTGTTTCAATTGTGAAAAATATATTGATAAGAAAGATATATACAATGTAGATCTTGATACGCTTGATGGAGTACTACACCTAAAGCTATGCCCAACTTGTGCTAAAGATTTTGATGATATGATGAAAGAATTGGAGGAAGTAATTGCCGAAAGAGATAACACCATTTGATTTTATGAATGCAGTATCCTTTACTAAAGAGGATCTGATTGGTAACCACGAAAACCCAGACCAAGCTGAAAAGCTATATGTTCCTTACATGGTCAATCGTGGCTTTGCAAACTTTGAAGATACCATACTCCATGCAAACGAATTGAATCAACGTGCTCATTTATTTGACCGTGCTCAATTTGACTATTATCGTGGAGCATTACGTAAACGTAAACGTTTTTCAAAATGGCCAAAAGCTGATAAAAACATAGACTTAGACGCTATTCAGGAAGTGTATCAATGTAATAGAACCATAGCAAAGCTTTACCTTAAGGCGTTAACAGTTGAAGATTTAAAGACTATCCATACGAAGCTTGAGACAGGCGGTGTTGGCACCAAATCAAAGAAATGATAAATATTGAGAATCGCAATTGAGCGTTCAGTGATAATAATAATAAAAAAGGTGCTGTCGTTATGCAATCTGAAGAAAACATTTTTAAAGGTGTTGGTATTGAGGTATCCCTCCCAACACAGGATAGTTTTTTAAAAATTAAAGAAACTCTCACGCGTATTGGTATTTCATCCCGCAAAGAAAAGAAGCTGTATCAGTCTTGCCATATATTACACAAGCAAGGTCGATATTCAATTTTACACTTTAAAGAACTATTTATTTTAGATGGTAAAAAAGATACATTTGCTGATGAAGACAAAGCAAGGCGTAACACAATTGTTAACCTACTTGAAGAATGGGGATTAGTTAATGTTATTGACACAGATAACGCACAAGACCCAATTGCCCCATTAAACCAAATTAAAATATTATCTCATAAAGAAAAAGGTAATTGGATATTAGAGGCAAAATATAACATAGGAAAAAAATAAATTATGAATGTATATAAAGTGAATGAAAATGCTGAGTTGCCGGCATATGCAACAGATGGCTCAGCTTGTTTTGATATTAAAGCATGTTTTAAACGTGGTGATAAACTTTTAGCCTATAATAATTGGAATAAAGAAACACACGTGGCGGTTAAAGGTGTTGGGCGAGTTGCTGACGCGTTTCAAATTCCCCCGGATACTAGAGTCTTAATACCAACTGGCCTCGTGTTTGATATACCTGAAAACCACGTAATGAAAATGTACGTACGTTCAGGCGTTGCACTAAAAAAAGGATTGACATTAGCAAATAATGTTGGTATAATAGATTCAGACTATGTGGAACAGACTTTCATTATGATGATTAATCAAACTGATAGTCTTGTTATGATTGAAAACGGTGAGAGACTGGCGCAGTGTCTTATTGAAAAGACTACAAAAATTGAAATTAATGAAACTGCTGAACCAATTGTTTCTAAGACAGATCGTGATGGAGGTTTTGGTAGTACAGGAGATTAAAATGTTAAAATACATTACTTTAGGACTACTTGCTGCGAGCTCTGCTGTGGCACAAGAACAAGGTGATATCACACGACATCCTTGTGGATCGTTTGAAGAAGCTGGAGCAATTTTAAAATCAACAGGGCAAGATATGCTTTGGAAAGGCCGCGGCACAACATTCCATATTAGCGGTGAGCAACAAACACCTGAAGTGGTATTCCATGTTAATCAGAAAACCGGTGCATGGAGTTTAGTATCGTTATATCCAGGAAACATAGCTTGTTTAGTAATGGCGGGATGGGGGTTTGAGCCTTATTCAATTCCAACAAAAAAAATTGAAAAAAAATCCCCATAACTATTGACATTTAACTAAAAAGTATTATATATAGATAGTAGACGCTCAACAGAGGTCTATTAAAATTAACTCGCTTATTTAAGGAGAACAAAAATGACTAGAACTAAATTTAATGCGGCAGCGCTAAACGATCCATTGTTTATCGGATTTGACAGAATGTTAGAAAGAATGAATTCTGTTGATACAGTGCATCGCAACACGTCCAATTATCCCCCATATAATATTGTAAAAGTAGACGAAGATAATTTTACTATAGAACTGGCATTAGCTGGTTTTAAAGATGAAGATATTGACGTTACACTAAAAGATGGAGTATTATATGTTGAAGGTAACCAAGGTGATAACGATGAAAAAACATATTTGCATCGTGGGCTATCGGCTCGTTCCTTCCGTAGATCTTTTACAATAGCTGATACCATTGTTGTTAATGGAGCAGATTTTGTAAATGGCATTCTAACCATTTCGTTAGAAAATGTAATTCCTGAAGAAAAGAAACCTCGAAAGATTGCTATCAACAACGGAAATCATAAGGCTGAACTTCTCAACGGGTAAGTACTATTGACAAAATAATAAACTATGTTATATTGATTCTAATAACGGTCAAACCCTATACTGGGTTTGACTTTTAACACACACGGAGAGTAATATGAAAAAGGTAAAACCCATTGGATGGGCAACCACATTGACTGAAATTGCAAGTATTCCTAAAGATATGTGGGATAGCGTAATGACAGTAGAAAAATCCCCACTACAAAATTTAGACCCTATGGTAGGACACATGATCTTTCAGTGTCTATTCTTTATTTGGTCTGGTATTTTTGCATTAATGGTAGGAAGTTATTTGGCATTTGGAATTAGTGCTGCGTTTCACCTATTGCTTATTAGCGGTATTACAATTACAGTTGTGACATTTCGTCAAGCAGAAAACAATCCCGAGTCTCTTAACAATCTTTTAAAATCAGGTCGTAAATATAATGGCCGTGCAAATGGTGGTGAGCATGAGTGAGCAAACACAATATTGCACAACCAAAGGCTTAGGCTGGGCATTCTTGATTATTATTATTATGATGGTAGGTTTACCTATTCTTGGTTCAGCAATTGCTTACCCAGATAATTGTAAGCAATCTATTCTTATTCCGTGTATAGGTTTAGAGTAATGCATATTGTTAGAAAAAAATCTGGTGAAATAATTGCAATCGCATCACGTTTAGAAGATGCGATTTCAATTGCAGATGGTGCAAAAGTTGATAAAGAAGATTATGTTGTTCAAGAGTCAACTGACCAACAAGAACTCGCAGAAGTTTATCGTTCTTATTATGGGACAAGATCACTATGACTGATGATGAAGTACGTGCAGCCGCTCAGAAAGAAGCGGAAAAAACCTTTGATGGCTTCATCTTATGGTCTAAACGAACTACCTATGCTTCGATTGCATTTTTATTGATTGTAGCATCGTGTAACTTTGGGGTAGAGGACGACACCTATCCTGCCTATAATGGCGAACAATATAATCCGTCCAATCTTAATGTAAAGAAATAAAGATAGGAAACAAATATGAAAAATTTAATTACCGCTAGTATTATGGCGCTTTTTGCAACAACGGCATATGCTGAAGATATGACTGTTGAAATGTTGAACAAACGTGATGATGGCGCTAAGATGGTATATAGTGAAGATATCGCACGTATTGACGTAGGTGATACAATCACATGGGTACCAACATCAAAAGGTCACAATGTAGAATTTATTGCGGGCCCAGACGGATGGAAAGCACCAAAGAAATCAAAACTTAACAAAGAAGTGGCGATTACATTTGATACACCAGGCGTATATCTATATCAGTGTTCGCCACACAAAACAATGGGCATGATTGCCATTGTGGTTGTAGGTAAGCCAGAAGGTGAAGCTAAAGATCGTTTGAAAGATGTCAAAGTAAAAGGCAAGTCAAAGAAGAAGTTCAAAGAGTTACTGGCTGATCTATAATGTGTCCAGCATGTTACATTAACGGACTTCTGTTGCTTATATTTGGAGCAACAGGGGCGCAATTAGCCAGCAACCCTTGGATTATTGCACTCAGTACAGTGCTTACTATTGGCGGCTTTTGGTGGATGTGGCGAGCATACAAACGCAGCAAAGGCAAAGGCGGACTAAAAAAGAATCTTAAGATTACGGCTTTGGTTTTATTTGCATTTGCGGCAGGCTATGTTACGGCAGCATATCAAACACATGAGTATTGGCAAGAAGCATATGGTGCTGAGGATCATTTAGAATGAGCAAGCCGAAATGAAAAGTTTAGTTGATAAAATACCAGAGTTTTGTATGAGCCATTGGTTACTTCGTATTCCATTGGCCATCGTATTCCTTCAACAGGGCCTTGATAAATGGCCCGTTGATGCTGGAACAGCAGAGTCCTTTGCACTACCACTAATTGTTTGGGTCTTTGTTGTTTATGGTGAAATTGGTTCAGGAGTCGGATTACTCGTTGGCGGAGTACTTGCCAATTGGTTTAAAGAATTGGGCGATCTAACTACGCGGTTTAGTGGTATTACAATCTGTAGTATTATGACAGGCGTTATTTGGATCGGCGAACCTGAAAGCTTTATGGATGTAATTCTATATGATAACTTTCATGTTTTATTATGGGTAGGTGGAATGTTTTTTGCACTAAGAGGTAATAGAACGTAATGGTAAAACCTAATACCAGTTTCAACTTAGATGTTGATGATATAAATATGATTGATGAAGCGTTGATTGTATTACAACATCAGCGTACCGGCGTTGTAGGATTTGAAATAGAAGCTATTACAAATCTTAGAGCCAAAATTTTTCATCAAAAGAATTGGTATAAACCAAAGGACCGCTTCGCAGGAGGCGGATAACACAACACACAGGAGAACAAAAATGTTTAACGACTTTACAACTAACTACTT